ACGCCGGCTCGGTCGAGCAGCACAAGCTCGACGAACAGATCGAGGCGGACCGCTACTTGGCATCGAAGGAAGCGGCCGGTCAGAAAAAGCGTGGCCTTCGCTTCAACAAGTTCGTGCCGCCGGGGGTCAACTGAGTGTTCCGCTGGTTGTCCAATCTGTTCGCGACCAAGGCGCCGGCGCGTTCACCGCGTCGCGCCCTGCGGATGCTCCGTGCCCGCTACGACGCGGCGGTGACCAATGAGGACAACCGCCGGCACTGGGCCAACGCGGACGGCCTGTCGGCCAACGCCGCCAACAGCGCCGAGGTGCGGCGCGTTCTTCGGAATCGGGCCCGCTACGAGGTCGCCAACAACAGCTACGCCCGCGGCATCGTCTTGACCTTGGCCAACGACACCATTGGCACAGGCCCTCGGCTGCAAATGCTCACGCAGGACGCCGAGGCGAACCGCCGCATCGAACAGGAGTTTGCCCGCTGGTCCAAAGCAGTCAGCCTGGCCGAGAAGCTGCGCACCATGCGCATGGCCCGAGCGCAGGACGGCGAGGCGTTCGCCATTCTGACCAGCAACCCGAAACTGGCCACGGCAATGCAGCTCGATCTTCGGCTGGTCGAGGCCGACCAAGTCTGCACGCCGGACCTGAAGGCGCCGAATGGAAACGCCATCGACGGCATCGTGTTCGATGCGGCGGGCAACCCGGTCGAATACCACGTGCTTCGAGAGCATCCTGGGGAGACCTCTCGACGGTTCCTCGACTACGACCACGTCCCCGCCGAATCCGTCTTGCACTGGTTTCGGGCCGACCGGCCCGGCCAGGCCCGCGGCATTCCCGACATCATGCCGGCCCTGCCGCTCTTTGCCCAATTGCGGCGGTTCACTCTGGCGGTGATCGCGGCGGCGGAGACAGCCGCCGACTTCGCGGGCATCCTCTACACCGACGCGCCCGCCGGCGGCGAGTCGGAAGCGGCCGAGCCGTTCGAGCCGATCGAACTCGAACAACGGGCGCTGGTCACCATGCCCGGCGGCTGGAAGATGAGCCAGCTTCAGGCCGAGCAGCCCTCGACGACTTACGCGGAGTTCAAGAAAGAGATCCTCAACGAGATCGCCCGGTGCCTGAACATGCCGTTCAACGTCGCGGCCGGCAACTCGTCGGGCTACAACTACGCCTCCGGCCGACTCGACCACCAGACCTACTTTAAGGCGGTCCGCGTCGATCAGGCGCACCTCGAATGCATTGTCCTGGACCGCATCCTCGCCGCCTGGCTCGACGAGGCCACGCTGATTCCGGGCCTTCTGCCCGCCCGCCTCGACCCGTTCGCCGACTGGACGCATCAATGGTTCTGGGACGGGCACGAACACGTCGATCCCGCCAAGGAAGCCAACGCCCAGGCGACGCGCCTGGCCAACCACACGACCACGCTGGCTCACGAATACGCCCGGCAAGGCCGGGACTGGGAAGAGGCCCTGCGGCAAAGGGCCAAGGAGCTGGCGCTCATGGCCGAACTCGGCCTGACGCCTGCCGCAGCTCAGCCGACCGCAGACACCGAGGAGGAAGAAGATGGCGAAGTCGCTAAACAAGACGCGCCCGCCCGTGCCGCTTGAGGCCCCGCGCGTGCCCAGCACCTTGCAACTGACCGCGACGGCGGTGATCGACCTAGCCTCCGCCGCTGAGGCAGGCTCCGCGTCCGCACTGCCGCGCTTTCGCATGGTGGCTTATACCGGCGCGCCGATGCGGATTGCCGGCTGGCGCTACCCGGTGATCATCGACCTGGCGGGCCTGGCGATCCCCTCGCAGTCGCGGCCGATCCGCTTCAGCCACGATCCGACGGCCGGCGTCGGGCACACGGACAGCATCCGCATCGACGGCGGGCAGCTCGTGGCGACGGGTGTCATTTCCCGCGATACAGCGGCCGCGCGCGAGGTGGTCATCTCGTCCAAGAACGGGTTCCCCTGGCAAGCGTCCGTGGGGGCCAGCGTCGACGAGTTCGAGTTCGTCAAGGAGCGACAAAAGGCCATCGTCAACGGCCGAGAGCACACCGGCCCGCTCAACATCGTCCGCAAGGCGACGCTCGGCGAGATCAGCTTCGTCGACCTGGGCGCCGACGGGCAGACCAGTGCCACGGTTGCCGCCAACGCCGCCGCCAACGACTCCGAGCCTCCCGCCGACGAGGAGCAGGCAGCCCCGTCCGCCGAAAACCACACGGACGCCGCCCCAGCAGCTCGCCACGACGGTGATCCCCAACGCGTCGCGGTTGCCAATCCGGTCGATGAGATTCGCGCCCAAGCAGCTGCGGAGGTCGAGCGCATCGCCCAGATTCGGCAGCTGTGCGCAGGGAGTTACTCCGAGATTGAGGCCAAGGCCATCCGCCAGGGGTGGGATGCGACGCGCTGTGAACTGGAAGTCCTGCGGGCCAGCCGGCCGCGGACGCCGACGGTGCATGGCCGGGACGCCACGATCACCAGCACTGTCCTTGAAGCCGCTTGCTTCTTGACTGCCAAGTTAGCCCAGGTCGAAGAACTCTATGAGCCGCAAACGCTCGAATTGGCAGCCAAGCGCTTCCAAGGCGGCATCGGCCTGCAGGAACTGCTCCTGGAAGCGGCCTGGGCCAACGGCTACACCGGGCGTAACTTCCGCGACTACCGCGCGGTACTGCGTTTTGCCTTTGGCCGCGGCATAGAGGCCGGCTTCTCCACTATCGACGTCGGCGGCATCCTCTCCAACGTGGCCAACAAGTTTTTGCTCGAGGGGTTCTTCAGCGTCGAGCGGACCTGGCGGAACATCACGGCCGTCCGCAACGTCAGCGACTTCAAAACCGTGACGAGCTACCGGCTGGTGGGCAAAGACCAGTACGAACAGGTTGCACCGGGCGGCGAGCTCAAGCACGGCACGCTCGGCGAGGAGAAGTACGAGAACCGGGCCGACACCTACGGCCTGGTGCTGGCCATCGACCGCCGCGACATCATCAACGACGACCTCGGCGCCATCACCACCGTGCCCCGCAAGCTCGGCCGCGGATCGGGTCTCAAGATCAACGACGTGTTCTGGTCGACCTTTCTGGCCAACAGCGCGTTCTTCACGGCGGCGAACAAAAACTACATCGAAGGGGCCGGCACGGTCCTGTCCATCGACGGACTGACCGAAGGCGAAGTGACCTTCATGAACCAGGTCGATGGCGACGGTAAGCCGATCGGCATCATGCCGGCGATCCTGCTGGTGCCGACCGCGCTGTCGGCCATCGGCTCGCAGCTCTTCAAGTCGATGGAGCTGCGGGACACGACCTCGAATGTCAAGTACCCGGTGTCCAACCCGCACCAGGGCAAGTTCCGCGTTGAGGTCAGCCGCTACCTGTCCAACACCCAATACACGGGCAATTCCTCGAAGGCCTGGTATCTCCTGGCCGAGTCGACCGACCTGCCGGTCATCGAGGTCGCTTTCCTCAACGGCCAGGAGTCACCCACCATCGAGACGGCCGAGGCGGACTTCCACGTGCTGGGCGTGCAGATGCGCGGTTATCACGACTTCGGCGTCGCTCTGCAAGACCCGCGCGGCGGCGTGAAAGCAAAGGGTGAAGCGTAACCCCAAGCGTAACCCCAAGGAGATTAAGCGATGGCACAAGCCGTTTTCGTTCACGAGGGTGCATGCATCGACTACACGCCGGCGGCGGACGTGGCTGCCGGCGACGTGGTCGTACAAGCGGACCTGGTCGGCGTCGCCAAGCTGGACATCAAGGCCAACAAACTCGGCGCGCTGGCGGTTGAGGGTGTCTTCGACTTCGCCAAGGCAACCGGTGTCGGCACGGCCATCGCCGTGGGGGCCATCGTTTACTGGAACGACGCCGCCAACCAGGCCACCACGTCGGCAACGGGCAACAAGCAGATCGGCAGGTGCGTCAAGGCGGCCGGCGACAACGACGCGACCGTCCGCGCGAAGCTGAGCCAGTGAGGAAGCGATGCCTGATCTGCTGCAAACCGGCTCCGATTGGCTGGCCGACCAGCTCAAGACGCACGCTTCGCGGCCGCTCGTCTACCGGCGCGGCGCGCAGCAGGTCGCGGTGCAGGCCACGGTCGGCCGCACGCTACTGAAGCTGGATGACGGTTTCGGCAGCGTGCGGATGGAGTGGACGGACCGCGACTTCCTCATCCACGCGGCGGACCTCGTGCTGGGCGGATCGGCGACGCTGCCGGAACGGGGCGACGTGATCCGCGAGACGCAGGGGACCACGACCTTCGTCTACGAGGTCATGGCCCCGGGCAAGGAACCGCCCTGGCGCTGGTCGGACGTGTTTCGCAAGGTGCTGCGGATTCACACGAAGCAGGTGGGGACCGAGTAGATGGCTGTGATCATCGACATCGCCGACGCCGTGGTTGCCCAACTGAACGGGACCACGTTCAGCCAACCGCTGACGGCCGAGCGGCACTACCAGCCGAACTTCGAGCTGTCGGAGATGAGCGAGCTGAAGGTCAGCGTCGTGCCTCG